ACAAGGAAAAAAGTTTTGTACTCAGGATTGTATCACTACATTGTTCTAAGAATGTTACACGCATTACCATAAATAAAAGTGCAGAGAGCACGGAACTCTCTGCATTGCATATTTTAGGCATTAGTCATGCTAATGTACTTAACAATTGGCACAGAACCAACCGGCTCTTCATTGATAATTGCTTTGACGTAAAAAAGATAAGTGGTACTTGCGGGAATGGCTACATCTTTTTTGATTTGGCCGATAGCACCGCTAAATTTCTTGGTAAAGAAACTGATGGTGTGTGCGTTTGTGTCAGTGTTGGTGATGATGAAGATTTTACCCTCGTCAGCATTGGAGTTGGTTGCAAATGTCAAATCAGATGCAATTTCAAACGCTCCGATAGTACCGTGTGTAATGTCAGCATAGTTGGTGGTGACTTTTACAACGTTGAATGCCCCTGCGGTCGAGCCGTAGATGACGTTAATGGCCTTACCGGAAGGAAAAGCAGTAGAAACGTCAATAATGATAATGTTAGTGTTTTTATCAACATCATCATTGACTGCCGTGATGCTATCAGAGTCGGTCGTGATATTGACGTGATAATCAGCTTGAGAGTAGACGTGGACAACGTAGGGCTTATTGACCTCAGAAGGGATTTTAATGTTGATGTTCTTTTTGGACGCAGTGGTTACCGAAAAGGTAGAGATGGGCTTAATGGCAATAGCTGTGGTGTCAGAGCTGCCCTCATACTGCCCAACATCGCTTTCCAGCGTGAAATCAAACGGCACAGCGAACAGCCCGTTTTTCAATGCCACAGCCGTAGCGCTGGTAGCATTGGCGACCTTATACAGACTGCCACCGCCATCGCCTACAGCAGTAGCACCACAGGTAATCAGCGTGTAGTTAGCCTGAATCGTGGTGTCGTTGACCATTTCCTCTTTGGTGTTGTACGCATGAATGGTAGCGTCAAAGAAATTGTCAACGTTGGCGTTGTACGTCTCCACATTCTGATTGTACCGCTCCACATTCGCCTGATACTGTTCCACGTTCTGGTTGTACTGCGTCACCTGTGCGTTCCAGTCTGCGCTCTTAATCCAGAACTCAGTATTGGTAATCTCAGTGTTTGCCGGAACATTCTTGCGGCTGACATAGCTCTGTTCATTGGTATAGACCACGCTCAGAGCGGCATACTCACTGGCTTTGTCCCAAGCGCCCATGAACTTAGGAGCATAACGAGCACCAATATATTTCTTAATAGCCATATTAGAAACCCCTTTCATTTAATAAACTGACCACCCATTGAACCAGAACACCCGGTTCACCCGCCCGATAGGATTGAAGAGTGCCTATCACACGTCAAAGTCACTGTACAACTTCCGGTTCCCACAGCAAAGCGAGTTTACCATAGTCCTCAGAATCAGGATTCATTTCTGTGTCGAAGTCAATGAAATCCCAAGTATCAGGAATCCAAGCCAAGAAATAGCCGTCCTCGTTGATTTCAAACCAGACGTATTTCACAATCTTGGACACCATCACCTGTAAGTTGTTGTCAATCCATGTTGCAAGAGCCTGAACATAAGTTTCGATATACTCACCGTTAATGAGTTTCTGAATCTCATTATAGCACTCCTGAACAGTCTTGTCAAGGTTTGCAATCTTAGCATCAATGTCTTTCTGATAGTTGTTCTGCTGTGTAGTAATATCAGATTTGAACTGTGCGTTTTCGTTGTTTACCTGTGTCTCAAAGGTATCCAGCTTTTCCTGGAAATTGTTTTCCAGCTGTTCAATTTTAGTATCGTAGTCACCGTAGAACTCGATAATTTCATTGAACTGTTTCACAGCGCTGTTGTAGGTTTCCACAACTCGTGCCAGAATCTCATAGTCGCTAGAACCCGGAAGGAAAGTATTCAGGTCAAACTTACCCGGAATCGGCAGGAAGGGCAACGGTGTAAGAGTAGTAAGCGGCATAGTGACACCCCCTTTACAGATGGAAGTAGTCGAGCACCCACTTAATGAGAGCGCTCAAGAATTTAGCCCACGAGACTAAATCCATAAATATCACCCCTTTCAGGGCAGTTTAACCCAGCCCTCAATGTGGTATTCCTGAGAAGCGGCGGTAGCGGCACTCAGAGAAATGGTGATATCGTGGATACCATCAACGGAACTGACAGTATCCTTCACCTTTGCGGCGGCAGTTGCAGAGTAGTCGGAACTGGTGTTGTACCAATTCAGTTCAGCGTGCTTGCCAACAGCGGGCAGATTCACACGCAGGACAGGACTGCCAGCAGTGACAGCGCCGGAAGCGGTGAACACAGCATTGACGTGCAGTGCATCGTTCAGCAGATAGGAAACATCCTCAGCAATTTTGATGTTGCTGTCAGCGGCCTGAATGAAGTTGACCATAATGAATCTCCTTTACAAAATTCCCATGAAGCAATCTTTCAAACTCTCGATAACCTCTAAATCCAGATTGCGTACAGATTCAGAGTATTCTTTGAACAGTTCTGCGTAAGACTTGTTATTCAAGCCAGATACAGTTCTGTTCCGGTTGTCATTGTGCTGTCTGTCTGCTGTGGTCTGTTCATCGAATGTGGTTGTTTCTTTACTGTTATAAGTGGTGGTGTCGGTACTGTTGCTGTTTCCTGTGTTTGTTCCGTTATTTTTATTCTTGGTAGCAGATGAAGCGTAAGTGTTATTTGCGATATCACTCTCGATGTTCAGCATAGCACCAGGTGTATCAGAGCCGACGACGAGCGTGTAATCGTTGTGGGAATCATTGTGCATACTGCTATTGTTGGTTGTATCAATACCAGACCTAGCAAGTACATCAGTACCAGTTTTAGTACCGTTATCTGTGCTAGTGCCATCAGCTTTGACAATCTCAGTAAGCGTACCGCCTGTGTAGAACTGCCACTTCTCGGCCATAGCATCGTACAGCATATTGAAGTAAGGCATTTTTTCGTTCAGTGTGTTGTTCAGGAAGAACCTGAACCTGTCAGGCGGCAGACAGCAGATTTCATTGAAATAGTAGTGGTTAATGATTTTCTGGTTCAATGCTTCTCTCCATGCCTGCATATCACCGGCAGAATGGAGAAAAGACGGGAGCGGGTAATCTTTCATGCCAATGTCAAACCCATCGAGAGTAAGCAGTTTGCCCAGTTCAATGGTATACGTTGCCATTAGTCCTCACCCCCGTTATCATCTCCACCACGAGCACGCACATAAGAGATAGTAGAAGCATTTTTGCTGTACTTGTCACCGTCCGTGATATACGGCTGATTTGCCAGATGAACAGAAACGTTCAGGTCGAACATATCATTGATAAGTTTGCAAGCGTGTTTACGTTGGGACAGGCCAATGTAAGCCAGAGCATTTGCTTGCTGGTCAAATTGTTCAACTTCGTCAGTTACTCGCCGTTCACGTTTGAAGTCAGCCATGCCGATACCAAGGAAAGACAGGTACTCGTTGTACTTTGTAATCTTGATATCCTGCAACTGTCCAGCAACGAACGGAGCGTCAGTCCGTAGAACCATGAAACTGTTCGGGTCAAAAGTGCCTTTCATGCCGTAGATAACAGGCGTGTTTCCAGTGTATTTCTGATACACAGCCTGTGCAGTTTGTTTCTGCTTGGTATCAGTCAGAATCAGGACAGGGGTTTTCTGAGCACCAATGTTGACTTTGATAGTCTGGTCAATGTCGTACAAGTCCTGAGTGTATCGAATAGTGGTAAGAAAAGTAGGGTACATATCAGGAGTGTTTCTGATAAGTACGCAGTCTTTCATATCATACTCGGGAAAAGTTTCCACTGGGCTGATAGGCCGGATGTACATAGGTTCATTGTAGAAATTGATTCCACGAAGAGAACCATTCAGGCACATATAGCCACGGGTCGCATGGTTGAAGAAAACAGCCTTGCCATAGGTGAACAGGCAATACTCGAGATATCGTTCATTCACACTGTCGGGAAGCCCTTCCCACTTAAACATGGTACAGGCCAGAGATTTAAGGCGATAGTAGTAGTCAGCGTAAGCGGCATGGGATGCTTGTTTGTCTGCGAGTTCGTTATCGTAATTGTACATTTGAATCACCTCTTATCCGAATATTGAGCTGATTAACCAAGATAGGCCAGCAGTGGCAACTGCTCCAACAACGTATCCAACAGGGCCAGCAATAGCCGCACCTATTTGTCCACCGATTTGTGAACCGGCAATATTGATTGCAAGATTGGTTAAACCAGTTACTACCCAGTTTGTGACAACTGGCACAAGGTATTTTTGAACTACTGTGTTAGCAACTGTTGTTACCACTTGAACCAGAACATTTTTAGCCGCTTGCTCAATCGAGATATCGCCTTTCATAACACCGCCAATCGACTGGCACATAGTGTTGATGATTCCGGGCACTAAGTCTGCGGCAATCTGGTTAAGTTCTGTGCTTTGTGAATGAGAGCCGATGTAGGATGTAATAGCATTTGCCAGTGCATGAGAACCAAGTTCACACACATAGTCAATTGATTGGCGTTTGGTGACTTCCAAGAACTGACCAGCGGCTAGTTTTACGTCACCAGTAGTGAGAGCTGTGGTGACAGCTTGCCACCCGTTAGCAACAATTGTGTCAACATAGGAATCAAGCAGATTCAGAGTGTGAACACCAAGTTCGGAGTTCCTGTCAATTTTGGTAACGTCAACAATCCAGTCTTTCAGCTGTGACTTAGCTTGGTTAATCTCGTTTTGTGCGGCTTGTTGCCCAACGGAAATTGCATATTGGAGTAGGTTGTTGATTTTGTTTTCAACGTACCAGATGGAATTGTTTACAACGTCAGAGCAGAACTTATTAAGAACTCCGCTGAAATCGCCGGTTGTGAGAATATCAGCGGCATAACCAGCGGCATTTGTTTTGATGCCGTCTAACTGAGCTTTAACGTAGTCTTTAATAAGTTTTGCAAGTTCACTTGATGGGTCAACGTTCTTTGCGGCAATGATTCTATTAGCAATGCCATTAACAGTATCATTGAACTGAGATTCAGTAACAGTGCCGTCCTCAGATGCCGCACCCTGAATTACTTTGATATCAGCGTCAGTAACATAGGGGCTTTTGTGCATTTCAACTTGGCTGTAATGATTTTCAGTGTATGGGATACCCGGAAAGTCTTTGATGCTGTTAGGGTTTACACTGAACTCGTGACTAATTTTGCCGCCATCAAAGTTAGTGTAATCAGTGCGAGTAGCAGAAGTAAAGTAAATCTGGAAGTGAAGATGATAGCCAGTGGATTTACCTGTGTTTCCAACTGTACCAATCTGGTCGCCCTGTGAAACTTTTGTTCCTGTGGCAGGGCCAATTTTTTCCATGTGGGCATAGCGAGTATAGTAGCAGTTTCCGTCAGAATCAGTGGTATCATCGTGACGAATAAGAACTGTGTTGCCCCAAGAATCAGAAGAATAGCTTTGAACAACTGTGCCAGCTTTTACAGCGTAGATGGGTTTTCCAGCAATCTGGCCGGGCGTGCCAGTAGTAAGGTCAATGCCAGCGTGGGAAGCGCTGAATGCCGTAGTACAATACCACGTTCCGACACCAAGCGGGTGAAACCATTCATCGGTACTGTAAAAACCTGTAACGTTGTTTTGTGCATTACTGCCGCCAGTTCGAGGAGAACCAGCAGTCACTTTGATTGTGATATAGTCGTGATTGTTGGCAACAAAGTTGTTGGAAGTCAGCCACGGGTTCAGCTGTAACAGCGTTTGGACAGGAACACCGCACATCGTAGAAATCTGCTGGATATCATCCATCCAAGAACCAGTGTATTGTACCTTTAAGGTGGCGTAAACAGCGTTACTCGCAGTGGACGCAGTCTTAAATTCTTTTAGCGTTTCTGCCGCTGAGTTTGCCATACAATCACCACCTTACACAATCGCATTGTTTTGACTAAAGTTGCCGTATGTTGCTGTGTATGCCCAGAAGAACACACCGTTGTTGAATGCACGCTTGATAATGTCCATATCATCGTCAGGGAAGTTTCCGCTGGCGTTCAGGCCGTTTGTCTTGATGTAAGTCCAGCTGGCTCTTGCATGAAGGTTGATTGCTCTGTACTCGCTCTGTTTGTAGCCGTAAACGGTTAGGAATTTGTCAATTCGCTTTAAGATATCAAGTGGCGGTGTCTTGAATCCGTAAGATAGGGCAGTCTTTCTACCAGCAATGTAAATGTTGCTTTGCGCAACTCCACCAATTGCGGGAGCATTGTAATTTTCAGAAATAGCAGTTAGGTCTTGAGTTATTTCATCAATGCCAGCTTGAATTTGTCCTGTTTCACGGGCCGCATTAAGGACAGTGGATGCACCAGATATTCCTTGGCTAAGTGCGCTTCCTACATTTCCCTTTGCCCATGTCAGAGGGTTTGCTAAATCTACGCCAGCACCAATGACTTGTAAGGCACCACCAGCACCGCTTAACGCTCCTTGATAGAGATTGTAACGCCTATTTTCTTTATTGCGCTGTACCATAATTGAATTTGACGCATTGTGCAAGTTGTAATCATTCTTGTACTGATTATATCCCCACTGACTTTCTGGGATTGAAACAGCCATGGAGATAGATGCAATGTTTGTATTGCTGTAATTGGTGATAATGAAACCGACTAAACCGGAAGTATCATCAACTACGATTTTACCATTGATGTTTGCACCAGTGATGTATTCAGGATTGAACTCAATTTCTTGTCCCATCATCTGAGCATAAGCGGTAAGAAAAGCACCGGACAGAAGTTTCTTGTTCACGGGTGTATAGCTTACGCCGTTTGCATCAATGTGAGATGGGTGTTTTGCATAAGCGATAGTTGCATCGTGGTTTGCGGGCCATTGCTGTATTTTGGTTACAGCTGTTGCTGTGCCATTCTTGACATATCCGTTGAGTAAGTTTGTAAGAGAAGCATTGTCATACTTTTTTCTTACAGCCCCAGCACCAGAGATAAGGCCGTTCAAATCGACTGGCGGCAGTGGATTTCCGGCATAATCAGTGGTGGCAAACACTGTAACCCAGTCGGGTTTCAAGTCCTGACTGCCAACCTGATAATAGCCGCCATTACCTGTACCGCTGAAATCTTCTGGAACAATATTGTCTCCGGCTACATCGGTATCACTGTGGCATCTATCAACATAGCTGTCATAGTATGTGATATCAAAGAACCAAGTCTGGATAACGTCTGTGCTGACGTACAGTCTTACAGAGCTGTTACTTGCCCACTCGATTCTATCGATAAAGGCATAGAACCATTTATTGGTGAAGTTGTTGTTCTGGTACATGATGTAGTTGCAGTTATAAAGCAAGTCCACTTCGCCGTCCACAACAATAGTGTTATTCTTTTTAATGTATTGGAAGTTCTCGTAGGTTTTAATCGTCTTACCTAAGAAATAGGCAGTCTGTGCTTCTCGATTGGGAAACCACAGTGTGTTCCTGTAATCACTCTCAAGCGGAGTGTCGAGTAGCCTTAAAGCTGTAGTTGGTGTAAACATAATTTTGTACCTCTCTTGCCCCTGTCCCGCCCTCACTGGTCTAAAGCTCAACCAGCTACCGTAAGAGAGAAAATTATGGAGCAGTTACGTTATGAAGAATTACTCTTCGGTGAATGCCCACGCATTGGCAAACGGACTGCAAGCCATAGTCTCCCAGTGATGCAGGAAGTAGGTGCGGCTCAGAGTGCTTGCGTTGTACGGGGTTTCGGCCATCTGGAAGCGGTTGTCATGGGTGCGCAGGAAGGTGTTGTCTGCAATGATAGCCAGCGTCTTAGCGGCATCACCAGTATCACCAAAGCTGTCAACCATAACCTGACGGCCAAGGAACTCAGCCTTGCTCATGTTGAACGCCTTTGCCAGAACTTCAACGTCGGTGAAGGCGGCCACGTCAGCACGAACCAGAACACTGATACGGTCAGGAGAAGTCCAAGTAGTCAGGGGAGTTGCGTTTGCAATGCCCTGAGCGGTAGCCATCTTCTGATAGCAGTTGTATTTGGACGAGGGGAACTGGAACTGGAGATACTTGGCCCGAAGGTCGGTAATCAGAGTTTCAGCGAAAGCACGGTGGTCAGCACTAGCGGCCAGAGAGGTCTTGTTGACATTGCCATCATTGATAGCCTGTCCAACGACACCTTTCATCAGCTTGAACTCGTCGATGTTGTCACCGCTGGTCAGGGTGTTCAGAATCATCGAGACGAAGTTGTTGAAGGTGTCAGCGTTGGTGAAAGCACCAGCCAGAACAGCGTCATAGACAGTAACCTTGTACTTGTCCTGACGGTTACGGCGGTAATACACCGTCTTAACATCAGGTGAAGCAGGGGACAGAACGTCACTCATTGCAGAGCTGTCGTAGGGAGTGGCGATAGCAGGGTTCGCAATGCTGTCCTGCACGTCAGTACCATAGGGGATATCAACGCCCTTAAAGATGCGCAGGGGGTTGTCGTAGGTCATGTTGTGCGCTTCCTGAAACAGAATGCGGTTCACCAGTCCATTGATGAACTCATTCATAAAGGGAGTGCACTGCATGATAGCGCCGCCAGTTGCCTGAAGGGTGGCGTTGGTGGCGAGAGGGATGTTATCTTTCAGAGTGGAACTTGTCTCAATGACAGCGTTCACAATGTCGATAGCAGTTGCCATAGTTTGTCACTATCCTTTCTAAATCTTTAACCTTTGAGGTTCAATCGGCCATTGGTAAACAGGCGGTTGATGGGGTCTTTGTCCTCTTCGGGACGCACGCCCTGCTTTAACTGTTCCTCGGGAACAGTAACACGCAGAAAAAGATTCATGTTATCCTCTTTTAACTTCGCATTTTTAGCAGTGAGGTCATCCACACTGCGTAGAGCGGTCGCTTTTGCGGCAACCTCTTCGCTGAAACCAGTGGTAAGTTCTGCCAAGATGTTGGTTACTTCGCCTTGGTCGGCGTTATCGCCCAAGTGCTTGATAAGCTCCTGTGTCTTGGCGTTGAAATCGGCAAGCTCCATAATTTGCTCCTTTCAATTATTTATTGTTTGTGCGGTAGTCCCATCGTGACTTTCCCTCTCTTACATCCACATGAACAAAGGTGTCATAAATACCAAGTCCAAGTGAATTAGGGTATTTAGAATTAAGCCACGAATACAGCTTGAGCGGCGATACACCGGTAATATAAATATCAGCGGCATTGCCAAACATATGCTGAGATTTAGGACTGGAATTTTTGAGCGAACTGTTGTAAGCTACTGTGCGGTATCCTGAGTTGATAATGAGTGGTTTGTTGTAGTGGTTGCGGATGATTTCAAGTAATTCGAGAAGTGCTTTGTTTAGCACAATGACACGGGATAAGTCAGAACAGCGGAACTCGTGCGCTTTGAAGTGGGGAGACAACTGTTCATCAGGGTTGAGGGTGTAGTCGAAAACATAATATTGCGCTAACTTCATATTATCACCCGGTTTTTGACCATACAGTTGTATTTATAGCACGGCCTGTAAGGGTTGATAAAGTTACATGACCAGCGCTGACCCACGTTCCACCTAAATATGTAGAAGGGTTAGTATTGCTTCCTGTAAAAAGAAAACATTCTGTATAAAAACTTGGGCCAGTTGGGCCTTGTGGGCCTTGCGGGCCAATATCACCCTTTACGCCCTGTTCACCCTGTGGGCCTGGCTCGCCCTGTAAACCTCTCGGGCCAACTGGGCCAACTTCACCTTGCGGGCCAACTTCACCTTGCGGGCCAACAGGGCCAACTGGGCCTTGTACACCTCGCGGGCCTTGCGGGCCAGTTTCGCCCTGTATCCCTCTCGGGCCTACTGGGCCAACTTCACCTTGCGGGCCAGTGTCTCCCTTAGGGCCGGGGTCGCCTTTCGGGCCTTGAATGCCCTGTGGGCCATTGTTGCCCTGAACACCTCGTGGGCCTTGTGGGCCAATCGGGCCAACTTCACCCTGTGGCCCTTGCGGGCCAGCCGGGCCTTGTACACCTTGCGGGCCTTGTGGGCCAGCCGGGCCGGGCAGACCAATGAAATTACCGTCTCGGATACCCTGTAACAGGTCATTCAGTGCAGATTGTGCTTTAATTGCTGATTCGTTCGCAATCTTGGCGGCGGCTTTCGCCGCTTCTGCTTCTGCATTGATTTCCTCAACCAGCTGAACCCAAGCAGGAGACGCTGGTTCAGGGGTCGAGCCGTCCTCAATGCCGGAGTTTTCGCTCACAACATAGGGGATATCAGCTGTGGTCAATGCGCACCTACCGTCAGTGCCCTCAATCGTGATAACGCCACCAGCAGTGGTGGCAGTAATCAGAGCAGGAACATTGACATAATCATGCACAAACAGCTGTGCAGGCGGGTCTTGATTATTTGCTGTGTGAAAGAAGGCTCTTACAGTGAGGTTTTGCCATACCTTAGAGCGAACAATGTGTAGACGGTAAATGTTTGCGTTCTTCTCATAGCCAAAGTAAATTGTGTTGTGCCATTCGGTGGGAAAGATTCTCACACCGCCGTTGTCAGAAAGCAGTAATTCAACGTCAATCATTGTTCTCACCTTCTTTCTTATTCAGCGCAGACAGGAACGGTGCAACCAGTTTCACCAAGTCTGGGTTAATCTGGCCCAGATTTTCGAGAACAGAAATAGCTTCCGTGACGATAATCAAAGTGCAGATAGTTGCGGCGGCAGGGAAATTGAATCCTATATCCACATAATCCATTGCATAGTCAGCGAGATAGCCGAACGCAATGAACAGGATAAAACTGGCTTTCTTGTAAATTCCTTCCCTTGCCTTTGTGGAGTTCAACTCTTTGTTTTTGACAGCTTTCAACACGCCGGTGAAAACGTCAATCACCATAAAGGCCAGAGCGAGTTTTACTTCCACTGGAACGGAATAGACGGCATTCATAAGCTCACCCCCTTTCCGGTCTAGCTTCTATAATTATTATACCATAGGAGCTTGAAAAAAGGAAGTAGGTATGATATAATTATTTTAGAGAGAAAAAATGTTCCACATGGAACAATTAGGAATGATTCCTAAAAGGAGCTGAGAAAATGGGTGACTTCTACGATGGTACAAAGCTACTGTCTTTGATGGACACAAACGGCAACAAGCCAGAAATCTATATGTGTACCACAAACCGCTCTGGTGGTAAGACAACATGGTTTAACCGATACTGCGTCAAGCGCTTTATCAACTACAAAGAGAAGTTCATGTTGCTATACAGATTCAACTATGAGCTTGACGGATGCGCTGACAAATTCTTTAAGGATATCGGCGTTCTGTTCTATCAGGGGCACGCAATGACTTCTCAGCGCAGAGCCGCTGGCATTTACCATGAACTGTTCCTCGATGGTGTTCCTTGTGGTTATGCTGTCAGTATCAATGCGGCAGACCAGATTAAGAAGTATTCTCATTTCTTCTCCGATACTAGCCGAATGCTAATGGACGAGTTCCAGAGCGAGACAAACCATTACTGCGCAGATGAAGTAAAAAAGTTCAGGTCAATCCATACGTCTGTTGCACGTGGACAGGGCGCACAATCTCGGTATGTGCCTGTCTATATGCTGTCTAACCCTGTAACTCTGCTGAACCCTTACTACGTTGCAATGAATATCAGCTCCCGCTTAAATGACAACGTAAACTTTCTGCGTGGCGTTGGTTGGGTTCTGGAACAGGGATATGTTGATGCCGCTTCCAAAGCACAAGCTGAATCTGCATTCAACAGCGCTTTCAGCGGTGATACATACGATGTGTATTTGACACAGGCCGTGTATCTGAATGACAGTTCTGCATTCATCGAACGCCCTTCTGGTGCTTCTCGCTACTTGGGCACTATCCGATACATGAACAAGGAATACGGCCTGAGAGAGTTTCCCGACACAGGTGTTATTTACTGTGATGATAAACCAGACTTGACATACAAGTTCAAACTGGCTGTCACCACTGATGACCATAGAGTGAACTACGTTATGTTGAATGCGTACAAAATGTTCACAGACCAAATGCGATATTTCTTTGACCGTGGCGCTTTTCGGTTTAAGAATCTGCAATGTAAAGAAGTTATCTTGAAAGCGCTGTCCTACTGAGCTTATCCCTCTGAGACAGTACCACCGATACAGGCGGGTTTTGCAACGGCGATGAACCGTCCGCTATGTAGTTTCGTATCTGCAATGCGCTTTGGTGCACCTCAGAGACAGGATATAGAAAACCCCTCTTGCCGTTCCGCTAGGTTCGACTTGAGGGGTTTGTTTTATTTCATCACTATCAAAGCCGCTTCTACCGGTTCGGCTAGTGTTCTATCATTAAAGATATCCATTTCACCTGTCCCCGGCTTTATTACATGAACATTGTCAAATGAATCTGCCCGAATGACCATGTATAAAACGCCGTTAATATAGCACACGTCAGTTGGAACCAATGTGCCTAAAGGAACAAGATTCTTTTCTTTCTCTTGATAACTAATTTGCATATTACCACCTCATTGCCAGCAGAGCCGCAAGAACCAGTAGTGCGTCACAAATGTATACTGACTTATCAAGTTTACACTTGTCTCTGTATACAGTAATGTAAATCGAATAAGATGCCGCAATAGCAAATACAATAACACCACTCACTTTTCCTTCTCCTTTTCTTTGGTGTACCACAGTATGAAACCAGAACCAGCAATAATAGCTGTAAACGTCTTGTTGGTGTCAACGTGATACATGAACACTTTTGACCTCAGCATATCATTGGACAGAGATGAAACTTTGATTGCACCATCGTTGATGCCCGGCAGATGCACATACTCTCTGTTCAGCGAATAGGCAACGTACATGAGGGAATCTTTAGACAAGCATTTCCTGTCATAGTTCTCGCCGGGTATGCGGATTAACAGGTGCTTCTTTTTGAGTTTTTCTTCTGCCGCCCCTTTTGCATCTGGGATAACCCCGTTACCCATTCTGAGTTCCCCCTTGCTGTAGGCACTCACCGTTCTTGATGGCCGTAATACGGTGGAAAATGTACCAGTCCTCTGGTTCGGGCTGATAGTGCTTGATGTGGTATTTGCAACCAACGCAGTCACAGCCACCTGTACGCTGGTCATAGGAATGGTCACAGATTTTGTGTAAGTCTTTCATGTTACTCACCTCTTCAAAATAATAATGACCTTATCAAATGCGTATTGCGTAACTCTAGCCTGATTAGCCTGTATAGCCGAAAACACACTAACAATAGCTTTATCATATCGCCGCCACTTATCACGCTCACCAAACCTGAACGTAATAAACTCTTCATCACCATCGTACTTGAGTTCTACTTCTGTGTGCTCGTCAATGTCACACCACGCATACCAAAGTTCCTCTAGTGTAATCATCTTACGCACTCCCTCACTTGGATTCTTACTTTATCTTTACGAACCTCAAACGTGCTAACATGAAGGTTTCTGAACTGGTTCTTCATGGGGTCAAACCTTCCACGATACAGAAGCGTGAAGAAACTCCACAGCTCAAACTCGGTTTTACACCCACAGTTCTGGCAGGACAGGTAAAACTCTTTAATAGTCATTTGAAATGCACCTCACAATCCATAATACAACCGGTAAAATCAAGTTCTTTAATCCAAAGGGTTGCTACCTGAGCGCCTTTGTATGACTTGGGAATATCAGGCCACCTGCAACCAGCACGAATTAAACCGGAACTGCTGTATAAATCGAACCGTGCATCTCCTGCAAAGAATAAGGTTGCATACAGGTCTTTAAGACTTGAAAATTTTCTTGTCATTGTATCACCTCATTGTAAATCAATACTGATTTTATTATCAGCACTATTATAGCTAAACGTAACAACTCTAAAATCGCCAAAGTCCTTTATTGCATCTTCGTAATATGAATAGTTATAGGTTCTATGTGCGTAATCATCATGGATTTCAACAGCTGTAAAGGGTGTCCAATCTTTAAAAGCGCTCCACAATTCAGCTAGTGTCATTATATCACCTCATTGTAAAATCAGTGTCAACCAGCAACACACCACCTTTGATTCTTCTTGGCAATAGTTTACCGGGAACTGTCAAGCCTGTCTTAAAATCTTTGAATGTTCTTGTCTTACTGAGAAATGCAATCTCTTCTGGTGTCAGCTTTGATTCTGCTAACGTCTGTTCCTCGTTTCTGGGGTTCACTCCGCTTTCAATATCATCTGCAACCTTGCTGTCAAAGGATTCTGCGAACAAGTCTTTGCATTTCTTGGGCATACCAGCACACTTGATATTATAGTAAGGGTTCTCGATTGCTTCCAAGTCCTCGGCAACAACGTGCTCAATATATGTCTTTTGCCGTACAAACCACCCAATGTCCCAGCTAGATTCTAGCTTCCAACAGCAGAAATTAGATGGGTGCACTATTATGCCTTTTAACTGCTCAGGCGGCAAGTCACAGTGTATACTGTCTGTGTCGGCATAGATGAATCCGGGCTTGTCTTTTCCGTAATAATTTTGTTGAGCCGCACGAATGGTAAAGTTGCGGGCATAGCTAGTGATAGCTGAACCAACTGGAATGTATCCGGGTTTTTTGTCATTTTCGTCCACCTCATAGAATCCAACAGAACCATCATCTTTTTCAAACGCAACCTTGAAAGAGCTGTTCATGCTAGATGCCATTTTTCCGTATAAGTTGTTTAGAAATAGTTTTGCAAGTTGTCTCATAGCGCCTTTGCTTGTCTTTTTGATTGCGGCATACTTATCAATGTATTCGTCAAATAGGCCAATAGTTGAATCGAACTCGCAGTAATCAAGCAGTTCATAATCAACTAGATTGTAGTGTTCACGCAATAGAATGAAATCTGTCTGGGTTAAGGTCAGCTCAACTCTAGTATCGTGCAAGTTGCCGTCAATGTCATAATACTCTGAGCGGGGAATGCCGTCTTTACCTACAATATCTGAGCTTTCCAATGCTTCTGTGCCCTTGTACATCCAAGAGCCTTTAATTTGTACAAAGGGTAGCTTTCCGGGTTTCAGATAGAACCTGGTCTTAATACGGAAGAAATAAAACTTTCCGTAGTCCCATAGCTTTTTAGGCTTTTCTGTTGGCTGAAACCAGAATGGGTCATATTTGATAGGGCAATTGTATGCGTCCCAGATATCACCTTCGTTTGCTTCAACGTGGATGAACTTAGGTTTACCAATAGGATAATCTGAGCCAGATTCGGAGTGCATTACAGACGGATACAGGCTATTAACATCTGCCGTCACACCATCTCTGTACTCCTTGCACTCTTTGCCCTTAACCAGATAGCACCAGCCGCCTTTATATGACTTGTGAATCCATTCACCGGCTGTGCTTGAGCCGTAAACTTCTGGGTCAAGTGGTATCTTGTATAGGTCTGGGAACAATGTGCTGTAATCGTCTCCAACTGTGTGCCCCTTCTTGAACTCGTCAAGACAGCACGAACCAATCGTCAATTTCTTGTGCCCTTCTGAGAACATAAACTCAAGTGCTTCTTTGATAACTAGAACGTCATTTGCAATGTACTTGAGTTCTTCAGGAGTAATGGGACAGCCAGCGTACCTGTGCCCCTTGTATTCCATATCTAGTTTCTGGTGCTTAGTCTTGAAACTGATACCAATTTGTTTCAAGCTGAACGGCAGTAGTTTAAGGCTGTCTTTGAGTTCAATGTAGTGCCCGTTTACTTTGATTGTCATTGAGTACCATTGCCCCATATCTGAGATAACGTATTTGAACGACCTGTCAGGCATTTCCCAGTTCTTTTTGAACTTGCCACCTTGCTGGTCTGGGAGCGGGTCAAAGGCTTGTTTAAATTTGAGGTCATAGAGTAGGTACGACAACCAGAAGTTGCCATCGAATTTGAGGTTGTGGAAGTATACCACAATGTTCTCGTCCAGTGATACATAATAGTCATACAGCTCACCGATTGAATGGAAAACCATAACGTTCTCTGTCCACAGTTCAACACTAGCGGCGCTCCACACTTCGGTTGCTGTCTGTTGTCTCGTATTCTCTTCAACTGTTGTCTCAAAGTCAGCACTGAAAGTTCGCCACTTTTCGGAACGTGACATTAGATATCATTCCTCATTATCGTTATAGTTGAACTGCCCTTCAATAACGTCTTGCATATCGCTCATTCGATGCCTTATAATTCCGGGTTGCCTATCACTGGGCATAAAAATTTTGAGCACAGTTTGCAATGCGCTTGCGGCGTTTCCAGCATACCCAATAGCGGCCACAATAGACGCTTCTTGCAACTCAGTGTAGTTATCATTTATGCGCTGTGCAACTGCCTGTACACCTTCTCTAGCAACTAGAGCTTGCAAAGCCGCTCTCATTTCATAGATATTCTGGCGGTTCTCTTCCACCATCTTTTCTTTGCCATATTCTCTATCTCCCCTGTAATCAGGTGCATCCCAATTAACGTGCATGGTTTGCCACCACGATTCATCAACCGCCGTAGTCGGAGATTGTACAATATCAGTTAAGAACTGTTCAAATTCTCCGTATGCCCTTAAATCAACAAAGGACTGTGCAACAGTTTCAGCTGTGTTGTCAAGCATAACTTGTTCTTGACTAGCTGGCTTTGCTGTTACCCTGTAAATTGGACTACTAGCATAACTGGCATAGCGTTCAATTGCTTTTTCACCAGAAATCGGGATGCCCTCTGCATTTTCAGCGTAAACGTAATCTTGAACCTTCTGAGGGTCACTGGCAATCTGTCGCATTCTCTGAACATCACGCAGACGGTACTTGTCAAGCTCAATCAACCGCTGTATCTGTGGTGTAACTTCTGCTGTGCCGCCCTCTGCACGCACTTCCTGTATATACTGGTTCACCTTCAACAGCAAATGCTGTTTGGCCTGTGCCAGCTCTCTTGCGTGCATAGCGGCTACTTGTTGGCGATGATTCATAATTTGTTCATCTCCCTTATAAAATAATCCCGGCCAGTGAATTGGCCACCAGCCGGGAAAATGTAAGTGATTTTATATCAGAAGAACTTAACCTTTCTTCTTGATTTATTGTTCATCTGGCTGATTAACCGACAACCACGCAGTCGATGTAATCACGACCGTTCTTGGACGTACCAGTGGTGACCTGAATCTCGTGGAACTCTTCACCGAACTGGGCGAACATTGCGACAGCGCTCTCAAAGGAGCGGCAGAACGTTGCAGAGTTGGTGCAGTAGGCAGAGCCGTCAGCAGTAGTCAGTGCCAGCAGTTTCATCTCCTTGCCGTCCTTGTCAGGCTCAGTGTACAGAACCCACTTGTCCAGCGTGATGGTCTGACCCTTGATATCGGTCAGCTTCTTGCGCTCAGGGGACTGAACCAGCTTGTACAGGTCAAAGGAAGATGCAACGTTAGCGGACTTGGTGATGATATTCATAGTGATACTCCTTACTTGTTATGTGTTTGTTGGGCGGGTGGTCTTACTGTGCGTTCTCGTCAGACTTCTTCTGGCGCTTGCCGAACTGTGCCGCTTCCTCGGGGGTGATATCGGTTTCCTCGATAACATCAGCGTTCTCGAACCACTGGGCGGCAGTCATGCCATAGGTCTTGACCTTGCAAGCCATAGCAGTAACGGCAACCGGGTTGAACTCGTCATTTTCCCAGACCTTCTGAACGGCCTTGAGTGCGGCAGAGTTGTCAGCAAATGCACCCTCAAGAGTGGCAGTCATATCAACCACTTCAAAGGTGTTCAGGTTGACGGCCTTGACAGTAGCGGTAGTGACGATGGAACGGCGAGTGATAGAATACTTACGCATGATGAATACTCCTTTGTTTTGTGTTGTGTTGAAGCGTCTAAATTAGGAGATGGAAATTATCTCCCACACTTATTGTACCATATCTGGGTACAGATTAACATGGACTTTTGTTGCAGTCGGGATAGAGATTTTATACGTCCGGTTTATGGGACTTTTCGATAAGATTGTCAAAAATTTAACAATCGGGTACTCCCAACTAAGGCGGGACTTTTAACAGTTTCAACATAGTTTTCAACATCACCTTTCTCGTGGTAATTCCCACGTTAGTACCCTGTACCATAGTACAGGATACCGGCCTAGGAATTACAAAGCAAACAGGAGTTCAGCTTTGCGATAGGTAAAGTGCTCAAGCGGGTAATTTGTACCAGACTTGACCAGCCAGATGGGCAAACCCTCTTCCAGCAGATAGGTCATAGCGTCAGTCGGCGTTTTGAAACGATTCTCGATATCAGGATAGAACGCCACATCCGGGTCATCAAAAACCCTTGTGTCCATAGTGTAATAGGTGCTCTGGAGCTGTTCAGCAGAATACTGAACCAGCAGATACCGATACACCCGGTGTGCCAACTGGGAAGCAGTCAAGCGTGCACTCATTTTGCAGAATCCCCCTTTGCATCCATGTAGCCGGACAAGTACTGCAAAGTCTCGTCCAAATCCTTTGCCGAATTTGTCGGAACATCGGCCTTGACAACAGAGCGTGCAAGAGACAACGCATTGTATAACTGAACCAGTTCAGCAGGTTTGTAGTTCTTGAGATACAACCTAATCATATCACAGCCATCCTTTCAAAGTTGCGTACAGGTACAGGCCAAAGCATACAGCAACAGCCGCTAAAATAGGTGCGATACACTGGAAATGATACAGAGACATTTTTCATGCCCTCACTTTCTCGTGGTAGTTCCCACGTTAGTACCCTGTACAGAGGTACAGGATACCGGCCTAGGAATTACAATATCTCACAAATCAACATTAACGCACAGCTCGTTAAACTCTTCAATGAACGTAAAATCAACTACACGCAGTTTGAACACACTCAACGGCATTTTCATAAACAAGCCATTAAACACTTCTGCTGCAAACGGACCTTCATCCTGTGCGTTGATATTAGTAACTATTACAAGAGTGCTGGACTTTAAGTTCTTAAACATACGAAACAAAGTTCCAATATTCATATAGTACACCTCTTCAATATACATTATCGTGGTAGTTCCCACATTAGTACCCTGTACAGAGGTACAGGATACCGGCCTAGGAATTACAACGGAGTGATAGAATATGACCAGCATTCTATACCATGTTTATCCATATTCCGGTACATTGCATCTGCCGCCGCTAAAGCCCGGCGGTGGGTTGAATACTGCCGCTCAACAACCTTAATTCTATTCTCAGGCAAAGTGCCATGAGTAAAGAACTCAATTTTATACCATCTCATATAGTACACCTCTACAATGATACTTTGACTGAATACTGTGATAACGACTTGCCATCATCAGATAACAGGTTGTCGTCCTGTTATGACCGGGATATACCCGGTTTCGGCTTAATAGTGGAAGTGTTTGCCGTACTGCTGATACCCATTCCAGAAGTCCATAATGACATTAGTATTAAGCACCTCAGCCAACGGAGACTCATTTGCCCATGCTTCTTTGCATTCAAAGTAATAGTTGCACCCAAAGAGCTCATGCGTAAACCGATTAACGTGTCGGGTCGTGGTACGACTGTACGCCGGGTTGAATACCACATTAGTTACCCAATGATAAATACCGCCTTTTTCCATGCGAACCGTCTCAAGAATGCAGGACCGGTAACTGTACAGCCGAATTGCAACCAAAGGTTCACATTTGTTGTACACAAACTCAACGTGTGCCTGTGCAGACGGCATAGAACGCAGACGATAATTCATAGTAGTCATAATAGTACATCTCCTCAATGTTACTTGTGTTCGTGGATATCCCCACGTTAGAACCCTCAACAGGGTTGAGAGTTCCGGCCTGTGGATATCAGTAGCAAACAACGTTCTTGAACTTCACGTCAAAGTCATCCGTACCATCACCATGCAGTTCACTGACATTGCCGCAACAAACCAGCCTGTTGTCACCATCTCTCAAATACCAACGAGAACCGCTAAACTCAATGTGGTCGCCCCACACGGAGCACACATAATTCCAACGGCGGTCGCCCCATTCATTGGTACAGTCAAGGTACATCTCAATTTTAACAGTCTTTTTCATGGTAACATCTCCTCAATGTTTCTCTTGTGATTCAATTTGTGGTTTCTTTCCACCTATATTGTATCACATTTCTTGTTGTTTGTCAAGGGTTTTCTTTGAACCTCTGTTTTGGACTTCTCTTTGCCATTCCATCTGGTTCTCTGTTGTTCCCTCTTTCATTGTCTATATTATACCACCGTTGCGGTACAATGTCAACAGGTAATTTCTTCCAGTGTTGTTCCTTGTCGTTGTAACAACACTGTATAGTTGTACAACGTACAGGTGTGCTCCATGGGGGAGTACAAAACTTTTTTCGCTGTATTCGTAACG